AAGAACCTCTTTAAATTTAACATTTGGAAGTACAGTTACTCCCCCGCCATCAATAGTAGATGGACTTAAAAGTGCTGCAGAAATGTATTTCCCCGCGAATTGCCCCGCGTATGAAGTACCTGCAATAATTGGATTTGCCATTTTTTTTAGTTTTTGTTATTTATTAAAATTTGTTATTTACTTAGTTTTGCGAATACTCTATCCTGTGTAGTCTGTGGTCTGTTTTGACTATAGGCTTTAAGATTCATTTTTTGTTCGTTTTCTGGATTATGTGAAATAGGTTTAACCGCAGCTTCTTCAGAAAGTTCTACAACTTCTTCTACAACTTTTTCAGTCGTTTCTTCTTTGTTGTTTACTTTGGATAAATGTTCTACTTCCGCTTTCAATTCTTCGTTTTCCTTTTTCAAGTTTTCGATTTCAGAAAAGAAAGTTTCTTTAACAATAGATTCAACTGTTTTTTTAGCAGCAGGTTTTTCTGTAGCCATTTCTTCTTCAACTACTTCTTCCTTTACTTCTACTTCTTCAGTTACTTCTTCTTCTACAACTTCTTCTTTCTTGATTTCAAAGATAATTCCTTCTTCTTGGATAACTAAGATTTCGCCTTCATCACCATCTAGTTTGTATTCACCTTCAGGTAATGGAATACGTTGATCGTCTTCCGTTACGATAACAACTTGAAAACCTGCCGCAAATTCTTCTGCTTCGATTCTTGTTTGTCCATCTTCTAATCTTCTTTCTGCAAGTTTGATTTCCATTCCTAGAAGTTCTCTTACTTTGTTTAGTATTGAATTATTGTTCATTTTGTTTATTTATTCGTGTTTATAGATTTTTTTTCAGATTGTCTTGTGCTTTTATATATTTTGCAATAGGCAATTTTAAGCCTAAATCTTTTGCTGCGCTTTCTGCTTTCTTTATATTTTTTTCAAATACAGTTATTAACGTTTGTGCTTTTTTATCTAATGGCGCTTTTTTCTTTTTAAATCCTTCTATACGTTTTATAAGTTCTTCTTGGCTTTTTCTATTGCTTTCTACAGATTTATCCGCATCATCTCTCCTGCTTCTTGCTGCTAAAAATTGGTCTTCAAGTTTAAAAAAAACATCTGCGGCTTTTTGTGCAGTCGCAAATAATTTATCGCCTTGTTTCTTGTCTTTTTCTAAAAAGCCTTCATCTCTTTTTATAAGATTGTTGCCTTCTTTCATATTTTTAATAACATCTTCTGAAGAATCTAACGCCTTGTTTAAATCGTCAATAAGTCCTAACTCTATTCTTTGTGAAGCTAATTCTGTTAACTTGTCTGCTTTAGCAAGTTTGCTAAATACTTTGTTTAATTGTGGATTCATATATATATAACTTTAATTTGTTTCATCTGTTGCATTTTCAAAGTGACTTTTTTATGGGTGTGCCGTTTCACAAGCCGTACAGTCTGCATAAAGTTGTACGGTGTTTATTAGTTGACCGCTTCCATTATGTGCTTCTGTAACCGTGTAGCATCCGTTATGTGTCGTGTTTTCAAAGACTAAATAATAGACATTGCCTACGGTTAATTCAGTTCCTACAATATGCGAGATTAAATTTCCGCCTGTAGTGCATTTTGTTAGCCTATATTGGTATGTATATTCCGTTGTGCCTTTGGTTATGTTTCCAATTCCTTGTGCCCATAAACCACCATCGCAGCACTTAACATCGTAAGTTCCGTTTTTACATAAACAAGCTCTTGTGCCTCCTAGTATTCCGCTTCGCATTGTTAGTTATTTATTCGTGTTTTTTATTTAGCTGCTACACTTGCTCTTTTATTTATTTCTTTTGCTTTTTTATCCGCTGAAGACAATCTTTTTTTTAGTTCTTTAATTTGTGGAATATCTACTCCTAAATCTTTAGCCATATCTTCAGCTTTTTTTACAGAATCCAATGCACTTTCCACTTTAAGTTGTGCGTTTTTAGTAATATTTTCTGCTTCAATTCCACCTTTTTGTAAAATACCATCTGCTCTTGAAATGTCATCATAAATTTTACCTATACTTCTTTCTATTCCATCAACTATTCCAAGTTCTATTCTTTCACTTGCTAACTTAGTCATTACTTTCTCAGTAATTTCTTTTTCAATTTGTTCTCTTAAATTCATCTTAATAATTCTTTTAGTTTGTTTATTGTGTTTTCTTTCTGTTGGCTCATTTCGTACTTATCGGCAAAGTAGCCTTCGATAGAAAAACCTTTTACTTCTCCTGTTTTCGCTTTTTCGTATAATGCATCGTCTTCTATTTTCATAGATACCATCCAAGTACCTTTTGGTAAATCCATTCCGTACAATGCGCTCTTATCTGTTTTAGAATTTTCTACTATCCAACTTTCTACGATTGTAGTGCCTTTTAGTTTTTCGCTATGTTCTAAAGTTGCGTTCTGGTGGTTAGATTTTTGAAAGTATAATTCACTAGCCTTTCTTACCGTGTCTTCTGAAAAGAATATATAGTAGTCTTCATCCGTTTTTTCGTTGCGTCTGTAGATTTGTTTATTAGGCACTAAAGCTGCACCCATTAAAATACGCTTTTCTTTGTCTACTTCCTTTAGCAATACTTCGTGTTTGTTTAGTGCTATAAAGTTTTCTTCTATGGCAGGTGTTTCCACGACGCTTATAGCTTCGATTCCGCTTTGTTCGTCTGTTGGATCTAATATTAATTCGACTATCTTCATATCTATATAACTTTGGTTTTATTAAAGTGTTGCATTTTGTACTCTATTTCTATCTAATGCTTGTGCCGTTGTAACATCTCCGCTTACCACATAAGCCATTGTGGGCTGAGTCTGTAAAGTCGCTAATTGATTCACGCCACTATCACCGACAACATTAAAATTAGGCGCTTGTGATTCTGCTAATGCACCTGCAGGTGAAACATCTCCTGTACTACCACCACCGAACTCAGTTTTTGCAATCGTTGCTACTTGTGCAATTCCTGTAGCCGCTGCAAGTGCTGCTCCCGGTATACCTGCAGGAATACCTAAACCACCAACGGCAGGATTAATTGCTGCACCTATTGCGCCTGCAGTATTTATAACTGCCTGTGCTATACTTATTGCCTTGTTAATTTTAAACGCTTTACGTTGGCTTTTTTCACTTTCTCCTGCAAACGCAGTTACAAGTCCACTAATTGCGCCGAAGGCATCGTTAGCCATTTGCACTTTTGCATCTTGTGCGGCTTTATTATCTGCAATTTCTTTATCGTCTGCCGCTTTCTTATCTGCAGCTGCTTTATCGTCTAGCGCTTTTTTTGCATCGTAAGCTTCTGTGTCATATTTTAAATTAATATCATTACGTTCGTTTAGCCTTGCTATATCAATTTGTTCTAAGGCTTCTGCGTTGCCTTGTGCCGAAGCTTCTAAAGCATCGTATTTTTCTTTTACTAAAAGTAATTCGTTTTCTTGTTCCGTTATAAACCTGTCTTCGTTTTCTCTTTGTATTTCATCGAAGGTTTTTTGTAATGCAATTTCTTCTTCTATTTCTGTGTCTATTGCTTCCTTAAATATTCTTGCTAATTCTTTTGCATCATCAATAGCTTTTTTGTCTTGTTCCGCTTTATTATCTGAATTGGTTTTATTTACTGCTGCCTGTTCTTTGTCAAGTTCAATTAGTTGCGTTTGTAAACCTACAAGCAGTGCTTGTCTTCTTATACTTGCCTCGCTTTGTTTAACTTTTTCTTCTTCAAGTCCTAATTCTCGCCTTAATGAATTGCCGAATTCAGATGTTAAATCGTTAAGTTCTTTTTGTAATGTAATAGCTGCTATAGATGATTCTATCCGTTGCCTTCTTAATTTAATAGTGCTTTTGCCAAGAGCTTCAAGTTGCGCTATTTCTGCATCACGCAAAGTTTGTTCCGCCTTTAAACGTTGCATTTGTTCAACATTTCTTTTCTTTTGTTCTGCTGCTAATTTATCTTCTTCAAAGTTTGTCAATCCTATTGCATCGCCAAAGTCTTTTAAGGCTTGTATTGCAATATCAATACCATCTGTAAATATTGCAAAATATCCTATAATTGCAATAAGCGCAGTTACTAAAAGCATAATAGGATTTGCTGCTAAAACTAAATTCCAAATCTTTGTAGCCTTAGAAACTAAGCCAAAACTTTTTGCCGTTTCCTGTAAGCCTGCAATTCCTTGCTGCAAAGCCATAGCGGCATTTACTTTTAATAGCGTTGCTTCTAGTGCTTCAGATTCGCCACCTACTAAAGCCATAGAACCTTGAACAACAGAAAAACCTGCCGTTGCGCCTGTCAATGCACTTCCAAGTTTTTGACTCATTGTCTGCGCTGCGTTGTCTACTGCTAAGTCTGTTTGTATTTGAACCTTTCTGTATTGTCCTACTTTAGTTAAAAGACCTTGATACTCTTTACTCGTAGTATCTCCTGCCGCAGCCAGTTCATAAAGCCTATCTTCCGCTTCTCCCATTCTTGCAGTTAACGGTTGTATATCTCCGTTAGCTTGTTCAAATGTTTTGTTTAAGCCTTCTACAGAATCATTAGCAGTATTAACCGCTTTGCCAAACTTATCAAATTCTTTTGCTGCTTCGTCTGCGTTCGTGTTTATGTCTACTTCTATAATCTTCTTTATTGCCATTACTTAAGGATTTTTGCTACTCGTTTTTTAATTACTTGTTCTCGTTTCTTTTGCTTCCAAGTTTCTTTAATTCCTTTCGGCATTGAATACAAGCCTTTTGCTATTTGTATGTTGTAACTTTCTTCTATGAATTCGTCTATTTGTAATAGATCAATAATGTTCTTTAGCATATTAAGGTTGTTGTTGAATAAATATTTGGTTTGTTACTTGTGTTCCATCCGGATAAGTATACGTTACTAATAAGGTGTAAATTGCTACGTTTCCTTCTTCCGTTCTTAGTCTTAAAAAGTTTTCCGTGTTTATGTATGCGCTATCGTCTTCAGTTACAAGCAGACCAATCGTATCCGTGTTTGCAGGAATACAAACGTTCACCGTTCCATCTGTTGTTAGTGTGCTTGGTGTTATTGTTACACCTGCATCTGTTGTTGTTATCGTTGCGCTACTTGCTCCATTTGGAAATAGTATTCTTACGTCTAAACATTGTGCGCCATCTGAAGGCTGCAATGGATCAACAGGAACATTAGCACCGCCACTTATAACCTCGCTAAAGTCATTTAACAAAGTAAAGTTAACCTCTCCTGTTGTTAGGTTAGACTTCATATCATTAATCATATAACGCTTGTCACGAATTATAAGCCTATCGTTTAGTTTTAGGTTTGTAAGTAAGCTTATAGGTAGGTTCGTTTTTACGGTGGTTTCTCTATTCTTTAAATTGTAAAGGTTGCTTAGATATGATTGATAATAAACACTAAATAAAGTATTTGGTATAATTGCATCTAGCAATGTAGAAATGTCTGCGTTAAAGTTTAGCGTGTAATTTATGTTTGAATCTATTAAGTCTTGACCGAAAGGAACGTATAAAGATAATATTTCAGGTGTAGTATTATCTGTGAAACTAAATCTAGTAACTAAACTATCATACATATACATTACAAGCGGCTTAGGTGTGTACCTGTTGCCATCTTGGTTTAATGTTTCTCCTATTTGCAAAGTAGTACCTGCAAACTTTTGCATCATCATATTTTCGAATGGCAATTCTATTTTAAAATCACCCCCATCATAAGAGAAATTCTCTGAAGTATTTCCGTAGCCTCTACTTGTTAAATCTCTAAAAATTGTATTTGTTGCGCTCTCGCTTTCTTGATACTTAAATTCTATGTTTTCGTATAACTTTACTCTGTCTACATTTATGCTTTCTATATCCGTGTATTTGGTAATGTCTACCACCGCACCTTTTGCATACCAATCTGTTAAAGGTTCTAACTGATAAACATCTGCTGCCGTTCCGTAGCAAGTTAAATTGAACATCTTTAATATTCCTTTAAAAAAACTTTCTACAGTCATATCGGGTAAATAACTATTTACTCCAAAAATGCTTAGAACACTAAAAGAATTAGAATTACCATAAAACAAATTGCTTAAATCAAAACTATTAGAACCATTAAAAATTGTACATTCTTGTTGGTAGGTTATAGATACATTTATTGTCATTGCTTCTTGCGCTCTAACCTTAAAAGTGTACTGCCTATTCAATGAAGTAATAGAACCTAAATCTTCTGCTATAAAGTAACTTGTATTTCCTGTTCCTTCTATAACTTGAACAAGTTGACCGTTTGAAAATACATCTAAATAATATATAGCTGCGGAAGATGTAAAAACGTCTGCGCCTACTCTTGTACGATAGTCCGTAACACTATAACCACTTGGTAGGTTTGGAAAAGCAATATTTACAGGTTGGTGCGTATAGCTTAATGTGTTTGTAGTGGTGTTAAAATAGTCGGCAGCAGTTAGTAATGAATTGTAGTTATTACCACCGTTAAAAACTAAATTAAATTCTACTTCTTGTCGCTTACTACTAAATACAAATTCGTTTTCATTTTGGCAAAATAAAAATGCGTTTTTAAATTGTTTGCTATCTAAAAAAGTTCCGTTAAAGGTTATGCCATATCGTGTTTGTATACCTGCAAATAATGTTTCTATTTTTATAGCAGGAAATAATTCATCAAAGTGTATTGCGCCTACTCCTGTATCGGGATTTATATCTGTGCTTCCACCATCTCCATAGGTTAAATTTCTATCTGCTACTAATGGGAAACGTATTTCATAATCTGTTACACCATCTATAATTCTGTTTTTAACCGCAGCAGCGTTATAAGTAAAATCTGTAGTTGTTAATTTAATATCTACAAGTTTATCGTTTCCGAATTGGTCTTTTAAACTTACTACATCACCATAGAAAGTTATTTGATAGGAATAAGCTTTATTGTTTTTTACTTCTGCTTTCTCTAGGCTTATCTTTCCTGTTCTAAAAGGTGTAAAGTCTATTTCTATGTTTCCGTTTCTGCGTAGGTTAAAATCTAACGTGCTATCAATATCGTTCTCGTAGAAGTGTTGAAAGATTTGGTTATTCTTTACTGAAGCAGGAACACTAAAAGACTGCGAAAAGTCGGTGAAAACCTTGCTAATATCTTGAACGTTTTGTTGTGTACTTGTGACGTTTATAGTTTCGTCATCAAATAAGTCTAAGCGTTGTCCTTCTATGTATACTTGAACCGTTCTCATTATACTACGTTATTAATTAGATCATAAGCAAAATCGAATGTAAGTTCGTAATTCATTGTGCCATCATTTAAACCTGTCTGCTTCTTTAGGCTTTTGGTTTGTACGTTTACAGGTGTGTATAAAATATTCTTTTCATAATCTAACAAAGTAACTTTTTCACTTAGCAGAAGTTGTTGCAAATATTCTGCATAGCCATCGTTAACCCATCCTGTATTAAGCTTAATGCTTTCCGTTCCTGTCTTGTTAAATTCTTTTACTTGTCCTTGATTAGATGGTGTATATGGAAGTGCCGCAGGATTCAATTTA